TCAACTATCTTATTAAGCTGAGCAATGGTTTCTACTTTTTTCTTACTGCTCTTTGTCAGTTGTTCTTTTTGGATAGGACTGTTATTGGCATCAGTATCCACGTCAACTGAGATTTGTAGTAATGCACCAAGTGAGTAACGCTTTGCATATGTAATGCCACCGCCTAACTCCTGAAGTGCATTTGTACCCTTGTTGCCGTTCATAGGGTTAAATGGCATATTGGCACCAATAAACTGACCAGAAGCATGATATAAAACAGTTGTCATGTATTCACCTGCTAATTGTTGTACGACTACCAAACCATTCTCAGATAGTAATGGTCTAATCACATTTAAAAGATTGTCTAAACTGACATACTGGTTTCTTAGATGTTCATTCTTTGCATCTTTTTTAAGACTGGCTTTGTCAAAAGCAATTTGAAATTTTACCAATGATGGAATCAGTTCCGTGATTTGTTCGCTCTGGAAGTAATCCGATGTTAAGTGTGTTGTGTTCATGATTAAATTGATTTAATGTTATAAAGAATATAATTAACCCAGTCAGCGTGTACATCGTTAAACATATCGTTAATTTCAAGTTCAAACTGTCTATAAGACTGCATTCCTAAAATCTGGGCCACAAAGTCTACATTTTCAACCGCTACGCCATCAATATAGATTTCTTCGATAACCCAAAAATTAGGCTCAGCAGGTTGGTACCTTGTAGCTGGATAACCTTTCTCAAATTCAGCGGTTACTAATACCTCGTGTCCGTTTTCGATAAATGTGTGAGAGTGCATAATGTGTATTTAATTAAGTGAAAAAAATTGATTTAAAACTATATTTGAAAAGTCAAAAATTGATACATCTAAAATAAGTAAAGCATCATCTACATCAGGATAAAAAATCCCATCTACATGAATACTTTGAAAGTCAAAAGTATGCTTGTCAGCCTTTGGATTGTATTTGTGTTTTAACTCCATTGTGACCTGACAATTATTGACAAAAAAATTAAAAACCATTGCAGTACATTTGTAGTTCGTAGTATTCAGCTTCTGTCATTTCTGAGTAGTAAGCCTCAATTTCTAACTGGTGATATAATTCTTGAAGTTCTTGTTCTGTGTATTGCGTTTCCATGACCGATTGTTTAAAAGTGTTCACAAATTTAAAAAGACTTTTCATATAAACAAAACTTTTGTTATCTTTTTTAAAAAATAAATAAAAAAAAGGATAGCCTTACGGGGCTACCCTCTCAATTAAACATGGTCTATTTCTATATTTCTTTATCTTCGTTCTTATTCTTTAAATCATTCTTTATATCATTGGCCTTTCCTATCAATTCTTTTAGGCTCTGGAAGATACTTTTACCTCTGACAATAGTATAACTTTCATCAATAGAAGTAAATTCGATAAAAATGAAAATTAAAGTTAACGCTTTTGTTAGAAAATAATCAATATTTACAAAAGTTTTTACAAATTCATTTAAAATAAACTTATCCATTAAAAAAAACAATACGATAAGTGCTACATAGGTAATTGACTTTTGAACTAAGCCTACTCTTAACTTTTTAGATGTCCATTTAACACCAGTCTTTTTAACTCTCCAGTAAGCAATAACCGTATCAAATAGTATAAAACTTATAACAGTCAATACTACACCATGAATAGGGGCAAAGAATGTAATAAGAGTCAATAATACCGTATGAAGTACGCTCAAAGTATCGTTTAATAATTTCATTCCAAAAGTCTATTTAAATAATTGTTGTATTGTATCCCAAATCAGTAAAAACTTGCCACATATAGTTTAGAGCAGTTTCTAAAGATTGTGTTTCAGTTTCGCTGATTACAAAATTGTAAGTAGTATTTTTTACATCTGTGTCAATAGTCTTACCTTCCAAGAATAAATCATGGTTTAGGTAAGTATTGTAAGTGATAGTCAAAGAGCCATCTAAATTACAAATAAAAATAATTCTTACATAAAGAGAATTCAATTCGATATCTGACCCTTTAATCAATATCGGAGTAGTATTTGTTTGTTTTGTTAGTAGTAAAGCCATATTAGTCTAATCTTTTATATTTTAAAATTGTTCCTTTAAAAGTTCTCGCAGTTGTTGCGCCTGAGTTCAAAGCAAATTGAAATTTAAAAACACCGTTTGAAGTTGCATAAAAACCGAAGTCTATTGTAGCCGTTACAATTCCAGTTCCACTCGGTATAGTTCCAGTATTTTGTCCAATTACAACACTATTAGTTACATTCGCAGCAGTTGCAGAAATTACAGTAACAGTTCCTGAATTAGTAGCATTTCGACAGACTGCATTCCCTACACCAGTCATAGTACCTGCACTTACTGCAAAACCAAACTTATAGTCATTTGTCGAACTATCTGAAGCCGTAGCTAAAACCATTTGAATCATATAACTTCCTCCAGCAACTACACTAAATTGCAGTTCAGAGTCATCAGTCAAGGTTGCATTATTTACGTTTTGACTTGCACTTTTTACGATTACATCCCAACCTTCTGATGTTTTATTTTTCCAAAGCTGAGTAGAACTTTCATAAGTTAGTATATTATTATTTGCAAGTGTCAAAGGATTTATACTTACATTATGTAGTTCATCCAATTCGTAACCGTTATCAATCTTAACGTAAATCTTACCATTGATAGCATGAGCATATTCAACATAACCTATCCTTACTTCATGAATTGGTGCTGTAGGTTTTACATTTGTTATTGCACCAGCAGTAGTTCCGCTTAAATAAAGAGAATCGCCATCGTTCCAAGTTTCACCTTGCAAAGACCCAGTTGTATTGATATTAGTTACTTGACCGACTGAACAAATAAAGCCTTCCTGATTTACTGCTATATTTTCACAAACAACACCAAGTGTACCTGCACTATTAGCATCGTTATCTGCTTGTGCTTTTTTTACTGCTAACCTTTGCCCTTGTGCGCCTGAAACAATTACAACTTCATAACCTGCCTTTGTTAGCGGAACTAAAGGAGAAGTCTTATTAACAACCCTTGTATGAAGATGCTGACCTAAATTTGAAATTGTAGTGCCACCTTTAAGACCTAAGTTTAAAGTTCCTAAACTATCATTCCATACAAGCTGACCAACTCCAGCCGTATCCGTAGTCGCTAAATTAAAATCTATCTTATCAGTATTGAGTAGGTCATTATTGTTAAGATTTATATCTAACAATCCAGCACTATTCCCAATAGTTAAAACAGAACTTAGATTCTGACTTCCACCGCCCCCACTTAACTCAAAAAAAAAAGAGCTACTAAGTAGAGTAACTAAAGCGTAAGCGTTACCGTTAAAAGGAACTGCCGCTGCTGGTTCTATTTGAGTGTTATCTATCTGGTCCGCAAAGAGTGTAGTCCATTGATTCATTCCATATTTAATAATAATCTCATTTGAACTAACAACATCCAAAGCGTTAACCATTACAAATACCTTAACGATGTTTCCAGAGTTATCTGTCAAAACTACGTTACCAGTTGACTGTTTTACTATATTCATTTTAGTATAATATTATATTAGTAGAATTGTTTTTACGCGTTCTGCAAGTTCTGCAATAGAACCCTGCTCTTAAAAAATAACCGCACTCATGACCATAACCGCAACCGCAATTATCATCATTCTCGCAACTATGGCAGTCACAATGTTTAGAATCAAACAAAGGTAAAGTAGTCTTGTTATCACAAAGATATTTTTCTATTAAAGGTTTTAAATTATCTATTTTCTGAAGCGTGTTATCTTGCATGAATTTAACCGATGCCAAACCGCCATTTGATGCAAACTCACTATCGTTAGTAAAGATACCCTTAGAACTAACTTGGAATGTCAAATAAGGTAAAGCCTCGTAATAAATAACATAACCTAAATATCTTAAAACGTAGGAAGTCCATAACGCTTCATAGGCTGCATTAGTAGGAAACTTTAAAACTATTGGACCAGCATCTGGATTATAGTTACTTACTAAAGGATTTTGATTTAATACCATGTCATCGTATAAATCCTTCTTTAGTATAGGCAAAATGAAACGCTCTTCAGCACTTTGTATATGCGGACTGATAATGTTAATATCGAATCTCGTATTAACTGGAGCGGCTCTATATATGCCAGTATTGACTACTTCTTGTGGTTTAATTAAACTCATTATTCTCCTAAGGTTTGTTCAGGTAAAGGTTGTGTATCTAAGCCATCATTTTGTTTTTGTAAAGGTTGGAATCCTAACTCCGCTCTTTGCTCATCCAAAGTCAATACGTTCTCTATTTTCAAGTCACCTGCAAAAGAGACTGGCATAGGTTTGGCAATGTCCAAAGCAATATTAGTCCAATTCTTACCAAAGAATTTTCCAGCGTCTTGTATAACTGGATTCAAAAACTTAGTTAAAAATAATCTTTGATTTGGTCTGATAACAGTATTATAAACAATGTCAAACTCAGAACGAATTTGTTGATTAGAACCTAAACTTCCAGATGTTCTTAAACCAGTTAAACTCATAGTCCATCTGTGAGCAGAAATAATAGCTTGTTGTGCAATAGTCTGTAATTGCATAAATTCGCCATCATAACTGTTATTTAAAATCTGTACATCTGACTTATAAGAGTTATCTCTCAAAGCCTGAATAAACATCTTAGAATTGTTACCGGTACCGGTAAAACAGTCTTTCATGGCCCTTACTACTTCTTGTGCCTCTTCTTGATTTGTACTTCCATAAAGAGAAATGATAGCACTTGGAGTGAAACCGTTTTCAAACTTACTTTGGTTAAACTTAGGAATACGATATTCTAATTCAGACCATATCTTTGCACTTACCCAGTCAGGGATTCCCCAATAAACTAATGTAGGTTCATAGTTCTTTAAATGTATAATAGATTTTTCCACACCATCGAATTTCTCAAAGTGTGGGAATAAAGGTATATCAATAGGTTCTTTTGGAGTGATAACATAGTGTTGTTCAAATTCAGAACTTATACCGATATGAGTAGGGTAAAGTTCATCCTTTGCCGCCTTCTTAGGTCTACACCATGTAATAGGTAGCAAACGCATTGTATATTTTAGCGTCTTACCTACTTTGATTCTTTGCAATTCGATAAAAGCATTCCCAAAACTTGCAAAGTCTTTAAATATCTTTGCACTCAGTTCCTCAATACTCTCATTCTCAAAATTGACATTAGTTAAAAAGTCATTTATTTCTTGTTCCTGCTCAATTGTTATTGTTTGGTTCTCTAATCTTTGTTCTTTAAGGCTCGATAAGACAGATAGAGAAGAAGCAGGTACAGAATAAAAGCCGTCACCGAGTGAATAATTTACTTTTTGCTGAATGATTGATGCCGTTGTTGGCGAATTGTTACAGATAGCCTGAATTCTATCTAATCGCCAAAGGTCGTACGTATTAAATGGTAAATACTCTACGACCGTAGTATCGAGAAATTCCTTTGTAGGTTCTCTAAATATATCATCAACTAAAAAAGGGCGAACGCCAAGTTGAACACCAGTCCAAGCGTGTACTTTGTTCTGAGTTGGAGGATTCACGTTGGGTCTATTCGCCCTCAGATTTGATTTCTTCATATTCCAAATTGTCTACTTGTTTGTTTTTTACTTTTTTCTTATCTACAATTATAGCCTCATGACCTAAATGGTATAGATGCTCCAATTGTTCTTGAGTTGCATCCTTTAAGTTAACCTTAAATTTTGAACAAACAACAAAACCGTTAAGGAATTTTTCGTCTACTTTAAACATATCTTTAGATTTTAAAAAGGGTGGCTATTAAACCACCC